TGTTTTTTTACAAGCAGAAGACGGCATACGAGATCTAGTACGGTCTCGTGGGCTCGGAGATGTGTATAAGAGACAGGTGGTATATCGACCTCTGGATTGGGTCGGCCCGACGGGGACAAGGTTCTAACTGGCGCGACTTGAAATACACAGACATAACTGCATTCCACATCGACGCAGCGCATCGTCGCCTCACGGTAAGTCGGCGTAATTTGTACTGCTTTAACATTTCTCATTTTGCTCCCACAGTGTGGGCATGCTGTCGATAGAATTGCCACGTCATTCCCCTGCTATTGCTTCTAATCGTTGGAGTAATTCGATTTCGCGCGCGATGTCTTCGAACACTTCTCGGCGTATCTCGGCTAGTTCTGTTTGGTCGATGTCGCCACTCTCTAGTGCTTTGCGTAAGGTTGCGGCTGTTTGCCCGCAGTCTTCTTGCCACTTTGCCCAGCAGTCGAGCAGCTCGATATCACTTGCAGCAGCAAGGTTGGCGCTGGGTAATTTAATGGCAACATGACCGAGTGTGGCCGCAGTGGTTTTGAGTAAGTTGTAGTTTTGAGTAATGGCTTGTAACGAGACGGATTCGTCGACGGTGAGGTGGTGGCTTTCGCTGCGGGGGTTAACTTTGTTACTGAGTACCGCGGGATTTTTAATGCCAATCAAGGGCGCTAGTGTGGTGGCTCCCCCAGGGTATTGGTTCACCAACTGATGCTTGGCCTGATCTAATGGGCTTGGGCTTAGTGTGTCACTCATGCTCTTATTGCCCCTTGGTCGACGCCGTGAAACCGCGGCGGCAGTTCACGTTGTAGTGGCTGCTCTTCTGGAAATAGAATATGCACTGACTCGCCGATGGAAGCGGCAATGGCAATTTTTGTGGTGCGTGTGGTGCGCTCTTTGCCACTGGCAACGCCAGACAAAAAGTTACGGTGCAGTGCTGCATCGTTTGAGAGCTTGTCTTTTTCTTGCTTGGTTGATTGTTTCCACCAAAGCTTGAAGGGTTTGTTTTGCATGTTGCTTCCTCGTTTTCTGAATTATCAGCAATGCTTATACTATTGTCAACAGCATTGCTGATAATATTTTATCTTTTTAGCTGATAATTACGTTATGGACAAACAAAAAAGAAGAAAGCCGAACGAGGACGAGCTGCGAGCAGCAGAGCGTATTAAGCTCGAATGGCTAAAAAAGAAGAAAAAAACGGGTATGACTCAAGGTGCCGCAGCCGGTTTGCTGGGTTGGTCACAAAGTTTGTTTGGTATGTATATCAATGGGCACATGCCCTTAACTATCGAGCCTGTGCTCAAGCTTGCGAAGTTACTCGGGCAACCTGCAACGGTGCTTGCGCCTGAAATTACCGGCGAGTTTGCGAATGATATTAACCGCCTTCACGCGCACAGAGTCATTGATGAGCAAGCTGAGGTGATTAATGGGTTAGAATACCGTTTAAGTTCGGCGGGTGTTGATTCTATTGCTGACCCAGCGGCTCCGTACAGGGTTGACCCGTTAAAGGAAATTGCGTCGCTGTTGGCGCAACTCCCTAATAGTGAAACACAGCTGTTGTTGATGCAGCTCAGGCAGCGGGTATCGATGGCGACCAGTGATGGCGGCGTCCGTGTTGAGGGTTTAGCCGCAACGGATCCCACTATTCACGAACCTCAAGCCGCAAAGCCAACGACATTAAAGCGCCCATCATAGAGCAGTTGTAGTTTTTATCCCCTTCTGACACGCTAACAATTTGGCCCAGCTCATTGATGTAGACTAAGCCCATCGTTTGAATTTTTCCTTCGCTTGCGTGACGCAAGGCTTCCGTTAAACGGTGGTGTATTTTGCTTTGGGCTTTAGGTGTTGATCTTATCTCGACGATATTACTATCGGTTACATCGGTCATGCGTGTTGCTCCTCGCTTTATGCTTCCTCTGACACGGTTACCGTGTCGCCATCGTTATTCACATATTCGATTTTTATTTTCCTAACCTGCCCTTGCTTTGCTAGCTCCAACACTATTTTTAGCGCCCGCAAAATTTTGTTGTTTTCAAACATTCGATCACCTGCCTTAGCTATGCGTTTTTGCATATCGTTGATTTTATTAATAAAAAATACTGAATCACTTTATAGATAAGCTTTTTGGGTTCGTCAACGGTCTATTTTTTTCCACACGAATATAATCTTTGCTAAAGCACTTTTTCAATTAAATCAATTGCTTACCTTGTCACCTTTTTCCTCGTCGATAAAAATCAACGTGGTTTTGATTTTTATCTACTGCTTCATCAGTAACAATACCGATGACTCGATTTTTTTCGAGTCGCTTAATTCAACCAATTAAATAGGTATTTTTATGAACTTAATTGAATCAAACAAAACAGTTTTTTTTGTTAGCGGTATGTTTGCAGGTAGTTGGACTTGGGATAAGTGCCGACACAATATCGCGGGAAAACATTTACTTATCAAAGAGCCTTTAATGGGGTCGGGAAATAATGTGGATTTATTAGTTGATGCGGCTTGTGAGAAATTAAGGAGCAGGCCGGAGCCTGTCACTATTATTGGCAATTCACTAGGGGGGTATGTTGCGCTTGCGATGGCCGCTGAGCTACCCGAAAAAGTAGAACAGGTATTAATCAGTGGTAGTGCTGGGTTTAGTAAAATAGAGGCTGATATAAAGGATTGCCTTAGCCGTGACCGTGTCGCTGTACTAGGGCAACGCCTAGCGGACTTAATATGTTATGACAAGAGTAAAGCGCTTGATGCTGACAAAGAACGCTTGATCGCAGACTTAACCCTGCACTTACGCAATATGGTTGGCTTGCTTCGAGGTTGCAACAGGATACAAGCAGAGGACATGTTAAAGAACGTTAGCTGCCCCGTGAAAGCTTACTGGGGTGAAAATGACATACTGTCCCCGTTTGCCGATGCTGAACCGGTATTAAAAAAATACAATGTGGAGTGCACAGTTCTACCGAAGTCAGGCCATAGCCCAATGTATGAAAACCCCGCGGAGTTTGCGCAGTGGGTTAACCGTTGTATTAATGAGCTTGACGTTGCCGAAAGGATTGCGGCTTAAGTTGACCTGCACCCCAGCAGTGGGGTGCTTTTGTTGTTACTCTTCTTTTAAGGCTTTGCGAATGGTGGTGTGGTTCATCTCTAGCTGTTTTGCGGCTTCGCCAAAGTTGTTGTCGTTTTTTTCTAGTGCTTCTTTATAGGTGACGCGTTTAATTTGGCGGTTTACTCTGTCCATGTCTTTTTTCGTATTGAGTTCGAGCAGAAATTCATAGGCTGTTTTTAAACGCCTTAACAAGGCTTTAGGGCCGATCGATAAGTCGACAATACGGCTTTTGCTGATGTAATAAAAAACAAAGGTAAGGTAAAGCGATACGGCGGGTATAACTATAACGACCGGCAATGGCTTGTCTGAATTTGATAACAATACGAGTAAAGCGGACACAGCAATAAATGGGATGATAGACCCCCAGGCAATGATGTTTCTTGACTGCATTTTGTAGTCGTTTTTAATCGTGGAGGCGTTAATTTTGAACAACACGAATGTGGCAATGGATGAGATAAGAATAAACACATCGGATGCCCAGCTGTAAGCGCCATCGTTATGCAAGACCGCCCCGCTATCTATTCTATAACCAATGACAATAAGCCCTGAAATATGCAGCGCTGATAACATTAAAGGAAATATATACAGGTAATTTGGCCATTTTCCCCTTGGCTTTTCTGATAGTGATAGAGCTAATTGTAAAAAATGGGCAAACAAAAAATACGCAGCGATAAAATAAAGGTCGGCGGCTATTGTGACAACATCAAAAGAGTAAGGAATAGCGGCGTAGCCTACTGTTTGAAAAATATTGATCAGCCCTATATTGGCAAATAATTTTAGGTAGGGGGTGTCGGCGTTGGATTTCCACGCTTTGTGTAATAAACGGAAACAAACGACCGCAGCAATGAGCGGCAAAAAACTGTAAATAAGGTTACTACTGATCATGGGATTTGTTTTAAATAAAGAACTACTGATGCGAGACTTTATCATAATCCTTTTCGCCACGGTAACGTTTACCTTATAGCGATATGATCTAAAAATGTCAGGAACCCTTATTTTTGTGCCTTAGGCGTGTGGCTGAGCACTGATGCTGGTGATATACCCGCTGCCGCTGAGGGTGTGGAATACTTTTTGAGCTATCCAGTTTTGCTTGTCGATGCTGTCTTTCACTCCGCTAATACGAATGGGCTGCTCTGTGGTTTGGCTTGGGTTGCCGCTGGCGAGGTCGAGCCCTAGGCTTTTGCCGGAGCGCTGTATGGCTGACCATTTGGCTTGTGCAGCGGCTGCGGCCTCGGCTTTGCTGGGGTAGAGCCGCTTTATTTTTTGTGGCTTTTCATCACTGCCGGCGGTTTCCCAGACGATGCCGCCGGTATTGTCTTTATCTCGCCATTTGGCTTGTATGCCGGTGTATTCGCTGTCGCGGTCTTGTTCACTATATTCAACCCTTTCACATTGAGAAACGTGGTAACTAGAGTTGCTAAGTGCCCTTCCCCCCGCTGTTTTACCTTGAGCATTGGGTAGAAATAGTAGGCTAGTGTTCTTTATATTTGCCACGGCGTCGTATTGCATGCCAAGGCGTGTTAGAAAATGGCCGTCGCTTTCGTTGACTTGGTCGATGTGCTCTATCGCGATACTAGATAACTCTGGCGCTATTTTTGCGTCTAGCGACTGGCGTTTGGCTACGCTGAGTAAGATATCGCCCAGTGTCTTATTGTTGTAAGTGCGGTTTTGTATGCTGTTGACGCCGGCACGAAAGTTGGCTGATTTTGCTTCGATACGTAAGGTGCGCGGTGTCATTGAGTATTTAATTTCATCAACAACAAAGCGCCCTTTATCGACGAGCTGGTCTACACCGTTTATGCGCCAGCCGATGGCGCACTCGATAACGGCCCCTTTGGACGGAATGGCTAATGTATTGCCTTTGTCGTGTAGCTCGATGCTGAGTTCGTCGGCTTCGAATGCGGGGTTGTCTGTGATGGACAGTTCTATTAGCTGCCGGCGATCGATGTTGATTGCTTGACCGTTGACGATAATGGAATAAGCGGGTGTCATGCTGCGCGTTGCTCCGGTTCGTCGTCGAAGCTGTTGCGCAACGACAACTCAAATTCTATTTTTTTGGCTGTACCATCGGCAAAAAACTCGCTGTAGGTTTCGTTAATCGACTCGATAAACCACAGACCATAGACAAAACCTTGGCCGTCAATCAGTGGCTCTGTATTGCCCGTGCTTTGCATTGCGCGCAGGGTGTTTAGCTCTGGCTCGCCGCCAGTGAGTTCGGGGTATAGCACCCCGCTTAGGGTGATGGTTTCTTCACCCCGCCCCAAGTTTTGATAGATGGGGGCGGCCCCGATTGGCCTTTGCTCGGGTAAGCGTTGTTGTGAGCTACGCTGTTTTGATTGGTACGGTAGTGTGCGCAATTCGAAGATAAAATCGCCGTAGGCCATCATCATGCTGGGACCTCCTCTGCGTCGTATAGTGCGGCGCGTCGGCTGCGTTTTCGCCTCCGTCGCTGTTGATTAAGTTTGTGCTCGACTTTGGTTGCGATTGCTTCGGCATTGCTGCCGCTGCCGTCGACATGAATGACTGTATTGCTGTTGTCATTGTAGGCGGATTGGCTTGCCAGCGCGGGTGTTTGTAGGCTGCCTCTAGCACCACGGGTGCGCCCACTGCGGGTGCGCTGGCTGGCTTCGGCACTGTCGAACACCTTGCCAATAAAACGAGTAGTGCCGCCAATCAGCTTGCCGAGTGGCGTGTTTGCGATGTATTCCCATGCGCGTTTGACGGCCCCCACTATACCGCCCCATATGGTTTCCCAGTTATTCCACAGTGCGTAGGCAGCAGCACCCACGGCGGCGGTGCCGGCGATAATTAAGCCCAGTGGGTTTGCTAGCAATGCCGTGTTCCATGCCCATGTCGCCGCGGTAGCAATACCAATACCCGCGGTATACAGTGCAAAGCCCGCAGCGACACCGCCCAGTAGCCAGCCTATAACCGGAAAGGTTTCGATGCCTTTGGCCACCCAACCCATGAATTTGGCAACGGGGGTAAGCATGCCGTTAATACCAGGTAACAAGCTTTGTGCAAATGCGACACCAATGCCGGTGACGTTTTGCATGAAAACGCGCGCTGGGCCTGAGCCGTTTTTAAGGAAACGCTCGTATTCGCCGTTGATGAGTTTGTTGTCGGCGGCTTTGTTGACCTCGTTTAAACCTTCTGCCAGTGATTCCATGTTGCTGATGAGCGGCACGATACCGCGGCGGCCTTCGTCGCCAAAGATTTTTTGTAGTATGTCGTTACGTTCGTCGGTGTCGAAGCCGTCGAGTGAGTCGCCAATTTGTTTTAGGGTGTCGGGTAGGTCTAGGTTGCCGAGAGCATCGCGACTAATGCTAATGCCTAGTTCATCCGACGCTTTGGTTAAGCTGCGCAATACGGCTGACAGTGCCGTGCCCGCACTTGAGCCTTGCAGACCTGCGCTGTTAAGTAAACCAATGGCGGTAGCGGTTTGGTCTAGCGGAAGCTTGGCACTCACTGCACTAGCGGCGGCGGTTTTCATTGACTCACCGAGCTGACCAAAGTCGCGTATTTGAAATTTGAACTGGGTTTTAGCCAGTATGTTGCTGATGCGCTCCATTTTATCGCTAACGGAGCCTTCCATGTCTTTTGCCATGTTGTTAAACGTGACACCAAAGACTTCGCCTACCACGGAGGATTCACCGCGGGTGACGGTGGCTAGTTTATGTACTAGCTCGGTGCCGGCCCTTGCGGCCTCTTCTTCTAGACCTGCTGAGGCTAGCGCGTATTCGATGGTGAGAATTTGAGACTCGTCGGCTAAGGAGTTTTTAGCGAAGTCGCGCGCGTGGGCCCTGGAACGTTTTGTGGCTGCATCGCGGTCGCCGTCGCGAGCGTTGATGACGGTGCTTAGTAGGACTTCTTGGTCTTGTAGTGCGGAGGCAGAGTTTAATAACCTAAAGCCACCATAGGCCGTGCCAAGGGCACCCAGTGCGCGGCCTTTGAGTGAGCCGAAATCACTTGATGCGCGCTCGCGCTTGGATAATGCGTCGCGCTTTTTCGCGGTTTTGCCTAGCTCGCGCTGGAGTTGCTTTTGCTTAGTAACAACATTGCCGACAGAGATGCCATAGGCCTTAGCATTACGTTTGGCTTCTTTGTATCGTCGATTCACTTCGGCGATACCTTTGTCAAGTTTATCGCTTGAACGCCCTAGATTTTGCTGCTTGTCTTTTAGTGTTTGCAGTTGCGCGCGGTATTTAACAAGGTCTTTGGTTGCCCCCAACTTTTGGTTGGTTTCTTTAAACTCTTTACCTAGACGCCTTGATGCTTGCCGCGCATTTTCTACTGTGCCGGTGAACGACTTGCCGAGTGCACCACCAACGACTACACTGAGCCCTACTATTTTATCCACGGACGACTCCTATTATGAAACAGTACCTAATCAACGCTTGGGCCAACACTTCCATTGGCGGGAAAATTGCCATCATATCGCTTGCTATTAGTTTTACTTTAATGCTGGTTAGCGGTTCGTTTAGCGGTAACGTGTGGGGTGCGTTAGTTGCATCCGCACTGCTGGCATTTGTCATTGCTATTCCTGTTGGTTTTTGCGGTGGCCTTGTTCAGCGTTACATCAATTATAAAAACAGCAAAACCGAATCCTAATGTTGTTGCTGTTTTAGCATTTCCCCCAGCGTATTTAACCACTGGTCGAGTTCGTCGAGATCCATCTCTTTAAACTCGGAGAGTGGCCAGCCGGTATGTGTTGCTAGGCTGAGAATTGCCCTTCGGCACTCTTGGGGGCTGATGTTAAAAAACCTTGGTAGGCCTTTTGTAGTTGCTGATAATCGGCTAGGTCAAGCTCGCCAATCACTTCCTCTGATACTCCGCATAAGCTGGCAAACATCCATATTTCTTTTTTTGCATCGGTGCCGGTGACACTCTCGGCGGCGAGCTGGTCTTTAACTTTTGGGCGGCGGACCTCCAGCTCGATATAATCTCGGCCGCCCAATTTGATAGGCTCAATAAGCTGTATTTTTTCCATGATTTTATACTCCGATTGCTGCGCGACGGTCTGCTAGTACGTCGACGCCGTTAACTTTTTGTACCATGCCGACCATATCAATTTCGATAAGAGTTTCGCCATCAAAATCGATGCGGTAGTAGCTGCCTGTCATTTCAACTTTTAGCGGGGTCATGTCGCCTTTTTTGAAGGTGTTGAAATCCAGCTCTTGGATTTTGCCGCGAAATACGATTTCGACTGGGGTCACTTCGCCGCTGGCATCGTCCCGCTCTAGCGCAAACATAAAGCGCAAACCGATGGAAGCATTACCGACGACCCCGTATTGCTTTAATATTTCTTTGTTCCACTCGTAGAGTGTGAATGAACAGGTGAGCTTTTCGATTGCCATTTCAATATCAACGGCACCTAGCATGCCGCCGGCCATAATCTCCTCCATTTTTTTGGAGAGTTTGGGTGGGGTTAAATCTTGAAAGCGGCCGGCGAGACCACCACCTTCGACAAATAAATTGCCGTCTTTTACTATTGCTGGGATCATCTTGTTTTCCTCAATTAAAATCGGTTAGTGACTTGATTGCTTATGCGGCTGATACTTGCTCAGCAAAGTCAATTAAGTAGGTGTTGGTGATCGTTTGACGGAACAATAAATTCTCGATCGGTGGCACTGGCGTATAGTCGTAGCTGATGGTGAGCTGTCCGTTTTGCAGCGTCTCTTTTGTGTTTAGAGCGTCGTCTATCCATGCACCGGCCCCGATGATTTGGCCGAGAGCGACCATCTCGCGGAATTTGGCATTGATGCCTTCGAGTATGTCGCGGGTTAATGTGGTGCTAAGGGGTTTAGCCAGGGCCCACATGTGCGCCTCTGCGATAGTGTCTTTAAGTACTTGCGCGGTGCGGGTGTAGACCTCGAATGCAAATAGCGGGTCACTTGAGGCAGTTCGACAGCCCCAAAAGCGGTAACCCTTGCTGCGAATGATACCGGTAACTTCACGTTGGTTAAGGTAGCCTACGTCGGTAGTGGGCGATTGAAGTTCCCAGCTGAGGTCTTTGGTGATGCCGGTAACGCCCTGCACTTCTTCGTTTGAGAGCGACTTCCACCACCCTTGCTCTTCGTCGATCTTGGCCCGTAAACCGATTGCGCGCGCTGTTGCTAGCAATGTGTCGTTGCTGCTGGTTACTGTATTAAAACCAACGAAATCGGGGTAGATGATCATGACTTCGCGATCACCAAAGTTGTTGCGGTAGTCTGCCGCTTCGGTAATGGTATTAGCCCCATACGCGCTGGCATAAACGAAACCGCCCAAGTCTTTTGCAATCGTAATTAGCTCTGCTGTGACGGCTTGTGTGTCCATGCCTGGTACGGCCAAAATGCGAGGTGTAATACCTAAGTTTGTTCTGGCTGCTCGCAATGCTTGCATGCCGGTGTATAAGCCATCGACACTGCCGCCGATAATATTTGTGTTTTGCTCTGCTTCTGTTGCGCCTTCGGCTACGCGAACCACTATTACGTTGGGTGAGCCGTGGTCGCCAATGGCATCTAATACTTTAAGTAATGTGCCCGTCGTACCCGCTAGTGATTTTGCTCGAATAACATCATTCACCAATGCGGGGCGGTTGAGCGGAAAAGCGGTTGCATCGGCATCGTCTGCTGTGGCGACAACACCAATGGTGCTGACATCGATAGTGTTAATAGGCCGTGTGCCTTCGGCCAGCTCTGTAACGGTAATACCGTGGTGAATATTAGTAGGCATTGTGATCTCCTGATTTAAAGTGTTAGAGGCGCTGAGTGTGATCACCCCTAGTTGATTTATTTGAATACTGACTGGATCAATAAGCATGGGTTACTCCACTACAGGTTCGACCCGAATACGTTGTGGTGAGCGCACCACTCCGCCCAGTGTGATTGCTGGGTTGTACCCTTGTACTACATTGCGGATTATTGGATCTCGCAACACGGATCCATCTGGGTTGATGATTGTGATTTGAACTTGACCATCACGACTTGAAACCATAGATATAGTCGTATTACCAATATGGCTAAGCCTAAGGGGTTCATCAACGGGAGGTGGGACCACTATATTGGTTACGGGTTGAATCAAGGTTACCGTTGTGGTGTTACCCGACAAATCTGATGCAGTAAATAAAACGGCATAGTTACCTGCGACCGATGAATTAACAGCCGATGAATCAACCTCAACCGCGACACTATCATCTATCTCATCGATTGCTGTCGCACTTGGCAGGCTTACGGCCCCCCCCATATTAATCGGAGGCAACGTGTCGCCATCGCTGTAGCCGCCTGCAATCGTAATAACTGGCCCTTCCGTATCGGGCGGCGCAACCGCCTCTACGGGCAAGGTCAGCACAACCAGCGTGCTATTGTTGTTTGAATCAACCGCCTCATAAGCGACAAAGTAATTACCTGCGGTACTTAGGTCGACACCGCTCTGATCAACGGTCACAGGTACTGAGCCATCGACATTATCAGTTGCAGTTGCGCTTGGCGGCGTCCAGCTATCGCCCACTGCAATCGCAGGCAACGTGTCACCATTCACATAGTCACCGACAATACTTATCTCTGGCGAAATAGAGTCCACGGGCGACGAAGCTAAATCAACACTTGTCCACTCGCTTGTCGAGTTGCGAAACAGGGCAATGACGGCATTACTTATCCCGCTAATATCACTAAAATCAAAGCGATTATTACCGTCGAGAACTGGATCAACTGAATCCGGTAGCGCAATGGCCATCTCATCTTCAATCGCAACGCCTACACCAAAGAGCTGCTCAGCATTGGTAACATTAATCAGCTCAACATCGGCACAAAGATAAGTGGCGTAACCCACCGCACTGTCATCGGCTGCGCCACCAGACGTGGCGGGATGCGCACCCGCATTAATTACATCAATTAGTGCCATAAACATTGACTCCGTTTGTGTTGTAGAACGCTAAGCGCTCACGAATATAATCGACAATTGTTTGATAGTTGTCGGCAATCACATCACCGTGAATAGTGCGATCAGGCGTATAAGTGCCCACGGGGTCTTCCTGAAATAAAGCGCGATAAACAACCATGCCGCTTAAAAAATACATGGGCGGGTTGCCGTGAGGGGCGTTATCTTCAAAGAGAAGATTGTTTTGATTGATCGCAGATAACGCAGAGACATCGATGCCGGATTGAGGCACGCCTGTCAGCATATCCGCAATCACTGGCCCAATCGGTATCATACGAAGATCAAAGGCTGGATAATCAGCGGCAATTGCATTGTAGTAATTAATGAACCACTCGTGATACGTGCTGTTGGTGACATTCCAATAGTCAACCATTTGTTGCTCGCTCAACGGATAAATCAACGACTCGTGCCAATGCTCATAAACATAGACTGTCGTGCTGGGGGTTTGGGCCTGCACATAGTCCAGCACATTACTAGCCAGCGCCGCTCTAGACGTGGCATTGGCCAGTAAGTCAGGTGGCGTTGTGCCGCCTAAGTCCCACTCGAAGTTCGGCGGCGTGATAAAGGTCGCATCGAAACCAGCTTCCGCATAGCCGACACCATTCACACCATCCGGCCAAGGCTCTGGCGTATTGCCCGGCCCGAGTGCGCTTGACGGAGGAATAGTCTGCGCCTCCATTTGCCCGAATTGTCCAGCAGCCCTAAAACCGGTGCCGGATGCATTCGCTAGCTCACCGACCCAATAATCAAACCAAACAAGCTGACCTGTGGCGTTAGTGTGCTGACAAAGAGAGTGACAGTAATAAAATAGTGTTGAGCTATTGGCTACCGGCGGTGCATCACTGACCACCACATTTAAGAATGCGATTGCCTCGTTCCCAGCAGCATCACTTGCGGAGTAACCTACAACGTAATTGCCTGCGGCATTCATGTTGATACCGCTGCTATCAACCACCACCGCAACACTGCCGTCAACATCATCTACCGCTGTCGCGTTTGGTGCGACAAAAGTATCACCAACTGTAAAGTTGATCGTATCGCCAGAACTAAAACCAGCAATAGTAATCACCGGCGGTGTAGTGTCGGGGCCCGTCACTACCACTTCATCGTCGATGAAGTCGGATCGCTCGATTGATAAAATGTAAGCAATGAGCTGTGCTTTTTCTAATTCATTTAAACTTGCCGTGTCAGCTTGATGCTGACCCACAGCAAAAACCGTTTTTAAATCTAACGCACTGCCATCGTGAAAATACGGTGGCGTGTCTTCAAGATCGATGAGCATAGGCGTTTTAAAGGTACCACCCGTACCTACATCGTGCGTTAAGCCATCGGTTGTTGCGGCACCAGAATGACAAGCTGCACAACCCGCGCTTGCAAAAAGTGTCGCGCCTGCAACTGCGCTCGACTTATTTGTACCGTCTGCGTTTCTATCACTGCTGCGAGTGACTGTTTCTTTACCCAACCCTGAAATGTAAGCGGCAAGATTATCAAGGGCAGCTGATAAACCGGTTGCTGTTAACGCAAGCGGGTCTTGCCCTGCTGCGGTACTAAAACCTGCAACTAAGCCCTCACCACCGTTAAGCTCTTCAATCTGCTTTTCAAAATCTTGAATCTCATCAAAGTTGCTTGTCCAGTGAAGAGGGCCAAAGCGCGTCCCGCTTTTACCGTTGAGTGAAATAGTGTTGCGCGGCCCCTCACCAAACTGGGTAAAGTCAAACACTTGGCCATCGTCACCGCCATCGAAATGACAACTGGCACAGGTCATGTAACCTTCTGGCCCCATTTCAGGAATCGACGAGTGATAAAAGAATCGTAAGCCCGCCAACTCTTCTGCACTTAAACTTTCGGCTGCAACAGTCGAAACAGTTTGAATGGGTGGGTTAGCGCGGTTATCAAACATCCAGCCAGCGGTCTCGATCACACTGACAGATCGATCAGTAAAGTTTTTAACAAACGCGTGACGCAAGGTTGTAAAAATATCGGTAGGTGCAAAGCCGGTGGCAAACGTCGTTGAGCTATTGCCGCCGGAAATTTCGTTAACGAGTACTCGATTGTTACCGCGCAACGCAACTAAACGACTATCACCATCCGGTGTGTAAGTGACCGCAATGGGGTCTGCACTGTTATCAAGGTCAGCTGTTCCCGCCGCAGTGAACGGATCACTATTGATGTCGACATTATTAATCAGGTCAATTTCAGCAAGCGCTGCACGAACTGTATTGTCATCATCCAGCGATGCACCACTGCTGCCTGCTCCCGTACCGCGCCCAATGTTTTGCTTAAAGGCAGTAACTAATGCGCGCGTACCATCAGGCGAAATCACAATACTATTTAAGTTATTTAAAATACCGGAGCCGTGATCAAGATCATCGGTCACTTGCACTTTATTAATATCAATTGTACGCGTTAACGTCATATCGCTTGTCGCAATATCGTAGATCAAACCTTTGTCTTTTGATGAGACTTGGCGCGTCACCAGCAAACGCGAACCGTCTGCGCTTAACGCCATCGCTTTGGGTGTAGCAGGGATTAATTCATTCCCAGTCAAACCAATAAACTGCGCACTTAAGGTTGTACTACCCACAATTGCACGAGCTGCATTATCAATTTTAATAATTTGCTCAGCGGAATACAGCGAAACATAAAGCGTATCGCCATCGGCAACCACCGACACCGGACTATCACCGTGACTCATAGTATAAGTGTGAATAAGATCACCCGCCGCGTTATACATAGCGACCACATCACTGTCGGCCCACGTCACTGCATACTCGCTGCTTACCCTTGCAACACTCGTTGGCTTTTCTAAAACGCCGCCAGCAATTTCGCGCAAAACACCGGTTGTTAATGTGTAGTCAGGAGCAGCCCCGACACTTTGCGAAATGATCGTAACACTGTCATTATCAGGGTTGACCGCCCAAACATCACTGTTCGGAACAGTCGGATTACCCGCCAGCTCACCGCTTTTATTTGGATAGTAAGGCGTACCAGAAAAGCTCGGAGGCGTGGTAATGCCGCCCAGCAAATCAAACACATTTTGGCCGCGCGTCACTGGCGCATTACCCGTAGTGAATGACCACGAATACGGGGCCATTGTATTGCCCATAAAGTCTTGAATCCCAGCAACCTCTACGGTGTAGTTGGTATCAACCGTTAAATCGCCCGCATCAATCGCAAAGTTTCCCACGTGAGAATATTGAAGATCGATGGGTAAATTTGTACCGACAGCAGTTTCATAAATCCGAATCGAATTGCTTTCAATACCAGCGGTAACCGTTTCTGAGCGTAGCGACGAAGGCATAGAAAAATGAATATGCGTATCAATAGACACGTTCGTTTGACCATCTAAAGGACGATTACCTGCGACGAAAGGCGGCGTCGTATCCGGCTCATCCCACTGAACCATGGCAAGCATACCTTGCTCATTTATGCGCGGATCCACGGCCACTGCATTTACATTTAGTATCGTTCCGCCATCGTTAAACGTATCACCCGCGAGCGTTAAAGTGCCGCCAAAATTCTGTATAACGACATCATTTGTCCCATCAATAACATGATGAATAAAAACCAGCGAGCCATCGCTTGTGCGCGTTATCACCTCTCGCTCAGTCAGCGTTGACACATTGTCCAAGGTCGCAATTTGCTCAGTACCACCGATATCGCCACCGCCACACAATATAAGCTGACCCAGTGGGCGCGCGTACTGCGAACAGTCACCACGGCTCACAAAATCAGGAATTTCATAAACAACAGAAGCGTAGTCGGCAGCGTCAATGGGATCTGTGATCGTTTGCGCTGCATTGTCGTAGGAAAAGCGCGACTCGCAATCAGCAATATTGACACGGAATTGATCGACGTAAGCATAACCGTCTTGAAACGCAACATACATTGCACGCGAACCATGAGTTGAGCGTGCATTGGTAAACTCTATAAAACACGTTAATTGCGGATCTTCTGGATTAGAATAGTCAACTATGGAAATAGCCGAGTTTGTGCGCACCGGCACAGCACCTGCAATTTCATTGGGCTCTGCCGCCCAAATAATTTTAGACTCGCCCCACACCTCAGCCCAATAGCCGCCAATGCCTATTGGGTCGGCCCCTTGCTGCGTAACAAGAGGGTTGTAATCAGCAAGCAAACGCGGCTGCGCGCGGTCGCTCATGTCGTAAATAGCCAATCCGGTCGATGACTGATCTGACATGTGCAACATTAGTTCGCCAGAAAATTTAGTAAAGCCAAAGACGCCGGTTAAACCCAAGTGATCCCATGATGCATAGTCACCGCAACGCGTGCCCCATGCACTCCAATTAATATTTGGCGGGGTTCCATAGTGCCACCAAGTAGTAGCGCCACACTCGATAGAACTCATCCCCGCATAACTATTCACATCTAAGCTGTCGCCGGGCCATGGGTCTAGCTCCTGCACTTGATCTTGCGAGGTCACACCAGCCGCATCAAAATAAAAACCGCGATCTTGCGGGCCACCGAACAACAGCATTCCATAAGCAGGGAAATAACGGTTAAATGTGCCGTGAGCTCCAATCGGCATACCCACTTCTTGAAAGTTTTGAATTATCGTAGGCTCATCGCATAGCGTTGCACCAAACTCAAACGCCGCATCACGCGGGTTATAAACAATACCCGACTCGGACGACGCAGCTGTTTCCGGTAAGTTATACAGCACCGGCCCTTGCAGCGCTAAAATAGATGTGCGTCCAAAGTCTGCGCCCGTCTTGTAACAAAAATCGCCCGCTTGGCCGATATCGGTATTCGCGGGATAGGAGGCGGCAAATATACTTGTACTAAAAAGTAGTAATGACAATACAAATAATTTCTTCACTGTTCATCTTCCTCAATTGATTTTTCGGTATGGTTGGGGTCAATTTTATTAAGAATATAAACAACCCCTTCGCCTAGATTTGTGAGTGTGTTCGCCCGTTTATTTTTTCCTAACACACCGCTCATTGACTCGTCACGATTACCGAATACTGTATAAGCGGGCCTAATTAAAATACGGTTCCAGAGATCAGCCCCGTAATAATTTGTCGAGTGGCTTAGTGTTGATGCACAACCAAAAAAATAGTCGGGATAGTCTTTGCGCACTACAAACACACGATATAAAAAACCGCCCAGACTTAAGACAAAAAAGAGCAGAAGCGAAGCAATAAAGAGAAAAAAGTAGGTTATAGATTTCATTTAAAATGCCTCACTTATTGTGTCGAGTTCGGTTTCGCTTGTGGCTGCCAGTGCAGCAGTTACACGTGCTCGATAATCATTTTTTAGGTTTTGAATAATGTCCGCGCCATCACTTAATAATTGCGCCAGCTGGGCATTGGTGTGCTCTGAGGCAATCCAGTTACTGTTGTCCAATGGGTCTTGTCCTTCGGGTACGCAGGGGTAGGTTCTGGATTCACCTGTCCCTGCCGCACCAATCAGGGTTAATTGGTCGGTTTCGCTGGACGGGTAAAAATGATTGCTGCCGAGTGCGCCTGAAGTAAAACCAGACACAATACGCTGCCCTACAGCAACTCTTAAGCGCTCAAGTTTTTCATTGATTTTTTGTTGTAATTGATTACGCTGCTGTAACTGTGGCATAGACACTTAGCTCCTGATGCGCTGTGTGAAAAAAGCGAAATTCGATATCACCTGATGTTAAACTGCTCCATTCGACATAGTCGTCATTGCCAACTGATTCACTGTTACCGTCATAAATAACTTGAGTATCAGTAGGAATGTTTTCGATTCGTAATACTTGCCCAGTGGTTAGCGTAAGGTCGTTTATATCCGCTGCCACACCATCAATAAGCGTCGTAAATGAAAACGTATTGAGCGCTTGCATTTCTGTTTGTCCAGATGGCAAGTATTCTTTATCGGTGTGATAGCCTTCAATAATTGTAAAATCACCCTCATCGGGAAAACTTACAGCGCTAGATGCGCGCCGAATAAAACGACCGTTGACATTTACATAAGTCCTCATGACTTACCTCCTTCGGCTATAAACTCTAACCCTGCGCGACGAACATAAGACCAGCCACCCGAACTCAAGCTACCAGCAAACGAAAAGCGATACGTTACACTACCGCTTGGTCTTGCAATGAGTCTGTTTGTCAGATCAAACGTGAGTCTAAACACACCTACGGAGCTAGTACTTTGCTGCTCAACGAGCACATTATTTGCATACAGTGACATTCTCGGTAATTGTCCTGAACTCCAAGAACTACCGCTTACTGAAATATCCAGTGAGAATCTAAACCTATGAAAATAGACTTGCATGCCTGATGGGATTTGACTGTAGTTAACGGTAAAGCTAAACACATTACTATTTGAAACTCCGTCACTACTTGTGCTACCAATAACCGTCGTCACTGAGTTGTCGACAACTTCAATCATACGTTGCAAATAGCGTGCATCCGCGCTAGCACGCGTCCAGTAACGTGCGTCGCCCCCAGCTGTTGTCAGTCTATTGGCAACGGCATTATTAATTTGTGTATTTGTTTGCGCTTGAGAATAAACATCTAAATTTCCACGCGCTGTTGCAGCACTGGGCAAGTCCGATAAGTTATTGCTGGCGATGAGACGAGCAGCAATAGACGCGGTTAGCGCTGCAATTTCGCTTTCGTTATCTTGTGCAAACGCGGCAATTTCTGCCAGGGTGTCAAGTGTTGCGGGTGCTGCACCAACAAGATTATTCACTTCATTCTGAACGGCGGTTAAGACCTGTGAAGCGGTTTGCCGCTGCAAGATAAGCGCATAGAGTTTGGCAAGGTCATTGCCTGCCGTAGCAACGCCCGCACGCAGTAAAGCAACGGCATTGTTTATTCCTGTGTCCGTTTCGGCGCGTGTGTAAAAATCTGTTGCTATCGTTTCTGATAATGTTTGAATCAGAGACAGCAAATAACGAGTGCGGCCGCCAAGCGCTTTAGCCTGATCGTTCATAACACCTAGCGGGCCACCTAATGCTGGGGTATTGGTTTCATATTGAAGAATTTCTTCTTCAAAATCAGCGTGGTCATTTTCAGTTAAGGCCTGATAGCCTTCACGTAATGGCATTTATGCAACTCCTAAAGAATATTCACCGTTTAACTGCCAGCTACCGTCAAGCTCGTTAAGGGCTTGTGTGAAATTAAGCTCTGCTAAGCGACAACGTGCAGGCGCTGTTGAATTTAATATGCGCCTGATTTGCGCAGCCGTTTTTATGGTGACAGGAGATGTTAAAAAAACTTGATATTCGGCCCAACTTAAGTTTCCGTCTCCAAGCTGCCGGTCACCGTTGAGGCTAACATCTCCATTTAAAGTAAATCCACCGCCGCCTTCGACTACAGTTGCATCACCGTAACCGAGTAAGGCTAAAATGCGTTTGATGGATGCGGGCGTGCCTTTTATTTTGTGGATTTCGTAAGCGGATTCGATCGCGTTACGCTTTTGCGTGTCTGACCAGTCGGGGAACCACTCATCTACTGAAAGAGCCCACGCGATCCAAGGGAGAAAATCAGCGGGTGCTTGCTCTGGGTTACCGATGGTTTCTATGTCGACCGGCAGCGATGATGATTGTTGGCCTACGGCATCGATATTTTTTTCTAAGTCTGTGGCGTTGGGGGGTAATAAGTTACTCATCGATACCCCCATCGACTAGGTTGATGCTGGTACAAAAAGGGGCTTGCGTATCGCTATTGATGATGTCGTTAGTAGGGCTATGTAACTGTACGTTGTGTACGCCGGACTTATGCAGGGCTGCATGTATGCCAGATATGGTGATATCGACACCGTTTGCGTGCTGGGACTCGGTGTAGTTTTGTATTGCTTGCTCTGATGCTGCGAGTATGACGGCGCGATCGGGGCCTGACAAAAAGGTGAGCGTGGCGCTAATGCTGTAATTAACAATTTCGCTACTTTGGGTAATGACGGTGTCGCAAAGGGGGCGAACGTCTTCTGCGCTTAATGCTTGGTTTACTGTGTTAATCAGTTCAGGGCTGGCGGTGCCGTCGGCTTCGTTACTTAATACAGAGATGAGCACTGTACCTGGTGTGGGCTGTGTGGCCGAGATATCTTTTACTTGTGGCGAAGCCGACAAACCAAAAAAGGTATAAGCACCTATGCTGCCGGCGCTGGTGTAGCCCTCCATTGCAAGTTGTTTGCGCCGGCGTAGGCTGTCGTCGCTTTCGTAGACGGCTTCGATGGGTGGTACGGCATTAAGGTCTGCTGGAGTGATAGTTTGGCGCACAACAAACTGAGGCCAAATATTATCTAGATCGTTACCACTTGCTTGCGCCAACAGCATTGCTTTTGCTGCGTCGTTAATGCGTTGGCGTAAGACAAGCTCTCTGTACGCAAATGATTCGCACAGTTTATATACCGGGTCTGACTCGACTAGGGCATCGTGATCGGGGCTTAGTGATAAAAAATAATTTACTTTTTCGGCCAGTATGGTTTCGTAATCTAATGTTTCGATTATATCGGGCGCTGGCAAGTCGGATAGGTTGATCGCAGTGAATGGCATTATGCACCTACTGGCGATGTAATGTTGATTAAGCGATTATTTTTTTTTGCTGTGATATCTAGCGTGAGCTTGCCGCCGGCGTCGCGGTTTGTTTGCAGGCGTGTAATTGTGATTCTTGGTTCCCACTTCAAAAGAGAGCGTACAACGGAAACATACAGTTTCATTATGGTAGATTGACTTTGTGGCGAGGCGATAACAGAAAAATCAAAACCGTATTCGCGACGCATAACACGGCTACCTATTGGTGTTGTCAAAATGTCGGCAATTGATTGTTGCAAATGTTCATCGCCTGAGAGTGGATTACCTGTTACACGACTTATTCCTTGCATATGAAAAGTTGTATCGTTATAAAAATAAAAGTGACACTAATTATGATACGGAAATATCTATTTATCACTTTTCTTTAAGTTGCATTACCCCTTTACAACTAGTGCTTTATTGATTTGGTTGGTCACTGTTTTCATCCAGCGACGGAATGTAATGGATATGAGTTTGATAATCGATACCGTTTGATGAGAAGCCGCCGCCACTTTGGCTGACTGGGGCAAAAATTGTGATACCTACTGCGGTAAATGAAAGCGACCCAATGTTGTATGACAGTAAGCCGGAACTGATATTTTTTTGTTGAGAAGATTCGCTTATTGTTTGTGAAAAAATATTTAAGCCTGTGGACGACTGTGTTATTTGATCTGCGTCTATATTTAACTCGTTGGCGTTTATGTTAATTGTTGGCCCTGTCATATTGATTTGATTGACGCTTTGTATTGATAGCGTACCCGCGCTTATGTCGTACTGTATAAATGTGCCGTCGTTAAATTCAATGCGGTCTATATCTGGGTTGTTTGACGGGGGCAGTATTGAGCGGGTGGCTGTGAACAGCTGACCCACAATGGCGGCGTTAGCAATATCGCCTGACTCGCACACCATAATGACTTGTGTACCTATTCTGAGCGGCTGCCAGCGGATATAGTTGCGACCCAGTGATGCGGGCCACGGCAACCAACGGGTTAATACTGGTTCACCTTCTGTACCGATATTAATGCGCAATTTTCTAGCGCTTTCATCTACTTGATGTATGACGCCAAGTACGATTTGATTTTCTAGTTTACGGGTAAGTTCTGATAGACCGATCATGATAGCCCAAAGTGTGTTGCAATGATGTCGTCGATTTTTTTATCGTCGTCTTTACTAATACCGATTAGTTCACGAGCGGGGTATTCTACTTTTGGGCCTCGCCTTGACACTTGGTCGACTAGGCCGTAGTGATGTATTGACGCAATACGATTTGCCTCTTTACCTGGAAAGGTTAAGCTGCCGGCGTCGCGAGTTGCTTTAATCTTAAGGTGTTTTATTTTTGAAAAACCTTGCAATAATTTATTTTTTCCTCGACCTCTACGTCGCTTTTTTCTTGGTGCCCATGCTTTACCGTCTGGGCCAATTTGCTGGCGTATTCTTTTGCTGTTTGCTTGGCGGGAGTAGTGCAGTATTTTGCGTATCAGCTGGCGGCGTTTTACTGGCGACATTAGCTCTATCATTTGCGTTGCCCATTCCTCTATACCAATAGCACCGGTCATTATGGTTGACCGTTTGGATCATGAATGGATTGCACGCTTAGGGTTGCGTCAATATTTTCTTGCAGGTTTGCGTCTTGGCTGCGAGCAAGACGAACAGCACCGTCGATATCTTGGGCGATAACGAACTCCTCTATGGGTATGCTAAAGACGATATCCCATGTTGCGGTGTCGACGATTTCGGCATTGAATTTTACGGGTTCCTCCATGTGGGGGAGGTTGTCTTTTAGCCACTGGGTAATCACGTAAGCGGCTTGCCCTGCTGTAATTGTTGTGTCGAATAGTGCGACGGTAGCGCTGTAACGCATTTTAAAATTTTGGTTATCTTGGCTTTGATAAAATACGATATCGCCTTCGTCTGCGAAGGCTTTGACGGATTCGGGGCGTAGACCTAATGGGCTAAGCTCTTGTAGCAGGTGCTGGTGTATTTCGTTGAGTTTTTGCATGATTTATTTGTTCAAACCGATTGATGACGTGCTGTTTAACGATACTTTTAAACTTTGCTGGCACTGCCTTTAGCGCTTCGTTGCGCTGGCTTTTGTTTTTTAACGCGAATATTTCTGCCGCATATTGTCTAGGGCGCTTTTCATTCATTGTGCACTTGACACTCAATGCAATATTCTACGCCGTCGTAAGCATTGCGCCGTGCCTCGGGTATTTCTACCCCACAATCTTTGCAGTGTGTTAGTGAGACGCCACCAATTTTTTTAGCATTTTTTATTGCGGCTTGTCGATGGCGTTCTTCTAGTTCTTGTGCTTTATCAAAAATGTCCATTAGCGCTTGGCTGTCCCTGCTATTTTGTCAACCTGCCTTATGGCTGAACCACCTAGCAGCAGTGCAATAAGTTGCCACAAGCCATCGTCCGAGATTGGAAAGGCGGGCAATGCTGCACCGGCCTCGATGACCCAGCTTTGCCTTACCCACAAGATGGCACCCAATACGTATTGCGGCACGTAGAAAAGGAATGCGGCTATTGCACCCACCCATCCTAATGCGGGCCGCCAGCCGGAGTTAAACCAAGACGATGAGCGCGCATTAATAAGGTTTAGCTCATGCGCCCACGCTTGAGGTGAACGTTTTATTTTTTCTAGTATGATTTTTGATGCGTTACGCTCATCATCTGATGTGAATAGTTTGTCGAAAGCATCTCCGGTTTCTTCTACCAGTTTTGATGCTGAATCGATGGTGCCTTTTTTAAAAAAGTCAAACATGTTTTACCCCTTTGCGTGTTTTAGGTCGTTGTCTACAATTCGTAGCATAAGTGTGCCCAGCTCTGCGGCTGTGATTACTTTTTTGTAGAGTTTTTCGTAGGCTTTTGTAGATTGCCCTACCGAGATACTGTCGCCGGTGAGGGCAGTTAAGCCTGATAGCGGGCAGCCAAGCGTGTCGTGATGGGTATTGCCAATGTGCAATAACACATTTGTGAAGCCTGGTATGTCCATTATCTCTAGCATGCCGCGATGGAAGTTAAAGCGTTTGCTATAGCGGGCGTGAAAACCGCCGTGCTTTCTTACTTGTATTTTGTATAAGCCGGCGGGTATGCGTGTTTTTCCGTATATTTTTTTTGTTTGATGGGCGTCTTCTAAAAAGAAGCATTCAAATACGCCATCGACCGAGGCGTTAGATAGAGTGCTATTTTTGTCTGATAGGAAGCGATCTATATATAAGAGCATGCTATCCACCGTAGAGTAGTTTCATTGCGCCGGCGGTAACGAGCGCGGACACGATAGGAGAAACTATTCCAAAGATAAATTTAAAGGCATTTATCGAGCTTTTAAATTTTACGATCTCTTGTTTTATTTTTTCGCAGTCGTCGGAGTTTTCGCGAGACCGTTTAATAGCGTAATCGATTTCTTTTTGCTGCTGGGTCGATTTTTCTTGTAAGCGTATAAACCCCTCCATTACTCTGGCAAAGCCATTTAGGGTTTTCTCTATACTGGTTAAACGGTTATGGATCACTTTTATATCACCGACATCTATTCCCACAACTGTACTACCTCTGTTTTTGTTTCAACTGCGATGTTAGGCAGCTCTATTGCTATACCGGCGGGGAGCAATGCTCCATACGA